CGTGGACAACTAGGTTCATTGCCCGCGGATTCTGAGCAATTCATGATGATTGAGGATCTTTATAAAACCACGGATAAATTACAGGCACATATCGAGTCAATGGCTTTAAACAAGGTAAACATCGAGTTTTTAAGAAAACAAATGGATAAAGTTTTAGAAGACATAGAAAAATTAAAAGACTCAAACAGAGACATGAAATACAATGGTAATGGGAGTCACTCACAATGATTGAACATGTAGTGGCTCTAATTATGTTTGTAGGAGCAGAGATCAAAGAGCACCGTATACAAAAAAATATGGCTGCATGTCTTCGTGGAAAGCGTCATGCAGAGAGACAATACACACCTAACGTCACGTACAAATGTTTAAAAACTAAGGCAGAGATAGAAATATATTTAGGTGAAAAAAGTATAAAAAAGATTATACTAAACTAATGAATCTTACACGTAATTTTAGTCTTCAAGAACTGATTAAATCAGATACAGCTATTCGTAAAGGGATTGATAACAATCCTAATGCGGACCAAGTAGAAAAATTAAAAAGACTATGTGAACACGTTCTCCAACCGGTACGTGATCACTTCGGCAGGGTCAAGGTAACGAGCGGATTCCGGAGCCCTGAGCTGTGTGTAGCCATTGGTAGCTCTATAAATTCACAGCACTCGAAGGCCGAGGCGGCAGATTTCGAGGTTTTAGGCGTAGATAATGCTGAAGTTGCTGATTGGGTATACATGAACTGTCAGCCAGATCAGCTAATTTTAGAGTACTACACGCCCGGAGAACCTAATAGTGGATGGATTCATGCAAGTTGGGTAGAGTTTCAACCAAGGGGTCAGTATTTAAGAGCATACAGAGATACAGATACAAAGAAAACAAAATATTCACCTATCATAGGGAAAGCAGTAGACTTAGTTTAATGTCTAAAATATTTAAGGTATTTAGTAGAATAGATACTGTAACTGGCCGGTGTCATCATTGTCAAGAAGACTCAATTTTGGTTGCAATTGTATCAGAATTTTACAGATGCACCAATTGTGGTGAAGATACTAGACAGCACATAAACGGTAGTATAAGATATCTGCAATTATCTGAAAGAGATAAAGAATGGCTAAAACAATATAACGATGGCAAAGCGTAAATTTACAAACTTCACACCAAGACCCAAGCCTCGTAAAAGACCAAGACGTCATTCAAAATCATTAAACAAACATAAGAAACGTTCTTATAAAAAATATAATCGACAAGGTCGACCACAATAGTTGAAAAGGAGAAAGATATGAGTGAGAAAAAAATAGAAATAAAAACTAATGGAATATCACAAAAACAATGGAGTGTATTCTTATTAGAACTTAACTTAATGAAAAAAGCCTGGAGACCGTATGGTGTAGATGTGCAAATAAAAGCACCAGGTATAAAAAATATCATTGAGAAGGGTACTAAACTAAATGTTTTTGGTGGGAAGATTGGAACTTAAGCGGGTACCTTCGGCTTTGGTTTCGGAACAATAATATTTATTGGTTTACATTCAAATTTTACTACCAATTGTTGTTGTTCTATAACGTCTCTTTCAAAGTCTTCCATTTTCTTTAATTCTTTAAAGGTGTTTTGAGCAACTGCATATCCATTTAATACGCAATCATAATGAGTATTAAAGCTAGTCTTAATTGCATAAGTGCTAGACGGACATTCTCCAGTAAGCATGGAACATAAATGTAGTACAATTATAAATTTAGTCATTGACTCCTGTTGTAATTTTAATATATAATCCTATATGTCAGGAATAACTTTGAAAGGATATAACAAATGACAGATATAAGCAAATACAAAAGTATAGCAATCGATCATGACTGCTATAACAAATTAACTAAACTATCAAAACATCTCGCTCCCAGGCATGCCAAATTGTCCAGGGCACAAGTCGTAAAGGTATTAGTGGAAGAGAAAGTGGAGAAGTTAAATGGCAAACTTAGATAGAGAAATATGTCCCGTATGTAATGGTAATGGGTATGTATTATCGGGTGTAACCGTTTATCAATGTAGTTACTGTGATTCTCAAGGCGAGATACCGAAGCGAGAAGCGAGTGTCGAGGAGCTACAGAAAGTAATTGAAGAGTTTAAAATACATAGAGGTGTGTTGCAAGCAAAAATAAAACAACAAGCCTCAAAGATTGCTGAACTAGAAAATTATTTAAACATCCAAGAGTATAAACGTAAGGCTCTATCATGATTGGAGAAGCTGAACTAGCATACATCGCAGGTCTCTTTGATGGTGAAGGTAGTATCTCTTACAAACAATATATGCGTCAGAGACCACACAACAAAAAACCATATCCAACATGGCAAATAAGAATGGAAATAGCTATGACTGATAGATCCATTTTAGTTTGGGTGTGTGAAGTTTTAGGTGTAGGAACCGTAACTCCTAAAAGATATAAAACTCCGTATACTGTTGGTTGGAAAAAACAATGGCGTTGGAGATGTAGTCATCAAGATGCATACTACGTAGCGCGCTTGCTTTGGCCCCATGCACATGTAAAGCTAGAGGGAATAAATAAAATCATAGAACACTATGCATCTAAAAAACTAAATATAAAAACACAAGACAATATTGTAGACCTAGAGGAATACAGGAAAGGAAAAAATGAAGTTAAAGGACCCAATAGCATTAACTGATGAACTTAAAACTGAAAAGTTTAGAAATGAAAAGTTACATAAGAAATGCAATAAATTACTAAAACAGAGTAAGGAACAACAAGAAGAGATATCTGATCTAAATGAATATATTGATTCATTAGAATCACAGATAACAGACTACAAAAGAAGATTTGTACCAGACTTTGAAATGCTAGCAAAAGGTGGAGCAGAGGTACCTATATCTGATTTAAAAATTATGTCAGACAAGGCCAGACGTTCTATGGCTAAACGATTCCTTAAAAAATATGGTGAGGAATGGGTTAGAGTTAATATTTTGGAGAATGAAAATTTAAAGTGATGCCAAGAAGATGTTATCTTAGAAAAGAAATAAAGATAAGCAGGCATAAATTTTTATTAGAAATTTATTTAGCTTTGGAAGGACATAAAGATATCTGTTGGGAAGTATTTCCGTATGATCACCAGGCGTCTTTATATGCTTTTGCTAACAAACAAAAGATACAAAATATAGTGGAGAAGAAACATTTATATGAGCCGAAAAAGTAAATGCATGATGTGTGATTCTGAACTTCGATGGAATAATGATTTTGATACTGTCGATCAAGAAGAATATGCAATTGTTAGTATGTACGAATGTATGAATGAAGACTGTAAAGCTTGGTATGAAATATATCACGGTAAACCAACTAAGGAGTTAAATTAATGACAATGTCTGATGGATTAGGTATGTTTATATTTGGTATTGGTGCACTGATAATTGGGTCTATCATTGCATATTTTATAATTAAAAAGGTGATGAAAAAAGATGAAATGGAATAAAAAATATACTTACCCTACATCAACTAGGGCTTTGGTAAATGATGAGAGAATTTATGATGTATCTCACGAAAAGTTACCAAGTGTTACAACTATATTATCTGCTACTCAACCCCAAGAAAAGCTAGATTCTATTGCTAAATGGAAAGCGCGCGTAGGTGCTGAAGAAGCTGATCGTGTCAAGAATACGGCAGCTAATAGAGGGACTGCAATGCATAGTATTTTAGAGGGTTATATACTTGGAAAAGAGGTCTTAGATCTAACTGAGACGGGCGTAGAGGCGCAAGCTATGGCTAAGACGATCATCGACAAGGGTTTACCTGATTTAGAAGAAATATGGGGCTCTGAGGTGGTGGTGTCGTATCCTGGACTGTACGCTGGGGCAACTGATTTAGTTGGAATTTATATGGGGCGTGATAGTATAATAGACTTTAAACAATCGAACAAGCCTAAACGTGCGGAGTGGATAACTGATTATAAACTGCAAATGGTTGCCTATGCAATGGCCCATGACTTTGTACATGGCTCTGAGATTGAGCAAGGAGTTATATTGATGTGTACTCCTGATAATTTTTTTCAACGATTTATTGTAAATGGTTCTGAATTCCGGGGGCTAAAGGTGGAATGGTTAAAGAGAATCGATGCTTTCTACGCGACACGCGAGGCGAGAGGCTAGAATGGAGCAACGAGGGGCGAGGAAAATTGTGGAGGGCACAAAAAATTTGTGGAGATTTGGTCAAAAAGGGCTCCAGTTTAGAATGATTCTAAACTTTAGGGGTGTTTCCACAAAAAAATTTGTGCTGGCACAAAAAAAATGAGGACTTTTGTGGAGCGAAAAATTCTTATATTTCAATGCTTTAATAGTATAATTTATACTTTCCACAAACTCCACAGCGATTTGGAGAAATTTTCCGTATATATATATTTATATATATTATATCTTATAAAGTGGAAAAAGTTCCACAAAAGGGGTTAGATTAGAATGGTTCTAAAGAAGAAGTCAAAGTATAGAAATGTGGTAATAAAAAACAAACGTTATTATTTCTACAAAATAACGTGGTTAGATATCATGGGCGACAGCGGGCACGCTACATCACATGAGTTTAGTGGAATGATGCCTTCAGTAATGGTCACTAATGCTTACCTATATGAGAAAAACTCTAAGTGTATCAGGACTTTTGCAAGCTATGAAGAGAGCGATGGACTGTTCAGTGATCGTAACGTTTTTCCTACTGGTTGTGTTGTAAAAATGGAAAAAATATTATTGTGATTCTTAATTGTCTAAGTTGGGTTCTTCAAGTGGCTCTTGGTTTGTTTCTTCTGTGGTTTCTATTTCATCTTCCGGCTCTGATGATAGCTCTATTTGCGGTGATACTTCTGTAGATTCACCATCAATAATCTTTGAATGATCTGTTACAATTTTTTCTAATTTAGCCATGAGTTGATCTCTGTCTAG